AGAGTTGTCAATGAATTTTCAATATACCATCCACCAGTTCCTTGAAATGCATGATTGTAGACCTTGACCCATGGAACATCTTCTCCATCTACTGGTGGCAGAAAACGAATAATTGCAAATCCGTTTCCAGACTTATCTTGTTCTGGTCGCCAGAACCTGTCATCTTTATAGTCCTTTGTTTTTGTTTGATCTTCCATCTTCTTGATGAGATCTTCCATTCCAGACTTGGACTTTTTCTTGAGATCACTAAAACCCATAAAACCTTCTTTCCCCAGGGATCTACCCTGGACTAAGCAAACTTAAGTGGGAACTCCCCACCGCTGTATTATAACTTGATAAATATAAATGTCAACTGAATGGTAGTTTGTTTTTAATTTTAGGTAAAAAATTTAATTCTCGGTATTCATTTTCTAATTTTTCCAATAGTGGTTGAGTAAGCAACTTTGGAGCAACGGAAAAATCAAATGAATATTCCTCTAGGAGATATAAAACAGTTTCCATATACGAAGTGTTTTTATCTCGTACATGGTTTTCAACTTTTTTAGAAAATTCTTCTTTTGTTATGGTGTGTAGCATAAAAAGATTATATCACCATCAAATAAAAAGTCAATACTCATCCATATATATAAAAGTAAAGGAAAAATAAATGCCCTATACAGCAGATAATATTGAAATTAACATAGCAAATGGAACAGCAGTTCTTGCTACAGATTATGGAACTAGCGGTTATGGATTTACAGCATCTCATGCGCAAATTGCTAAAATGGTATGGGGTGATGAAAATATTTCATACAGGGCAAATGAAGTATATCCACTTCCTGTAAAATTATACGGAAGCACTGGTGGAAATGTTCCTATATCTGGCACTATTTCTGGTACGGGAGACTTTTTTGTAAAAACATATCCAACAATTCCTTTAATTGTTCGTGGATCTACATTCTCATCTGATGCACCAGTAGGTATTACTGGCAGAATACAAGGAATGACAAACGGAACAGCAATTGGGGTTACTGGTTATGTTAATATCCTAAATCAAATTGGAATGTTTGGTGTTAGTGGAGGAACTGCAATAGCAGTAACTGGTGGTCGCAGATTAAACAGTTCAACCGATAGTGTTACAGTAAGTGGTAATGTTGGAATTGCTGGTCTTTCGCTTTCTGCTGCTAGTCACAGCATTGCTGTGTATGGATCTGACCTAGGAGGAAAGGTTTTAACCAGAGTTTATGGTAGTGATGGAACAACCCTGGGTATGTCGGGAGATGCACTCAAAGTTGCTCTTGTAAATTCTGGAATTAATTTTAACGTGACTCTTGCTTCTTATGTTGGTGTGACGAATCAAGACGGACCTTTACGCATTCAAGGATATACCGCAGGAGGAACACCTGTTACAGTTAAAGGACAACTTGCTGGTGGTGCTGTAGAGATTGCCGCAACAAGTGCAGTTCCTGTTGGAGTAAGTGGATCTGTTGCTATAGTCGATACAAACATTGTGAATTCACTAGAAAGCACTGCAAAACCACTAATTTCAAATCTGGCAACAATAAATTCAAATACATCTGTAATACAAACTATTTCAAACCAATTAAATAGTTCTGTTGGTGCAAATGTAACTGTAAGGGAAATAAAAAGACCTTCGACAATCACTCATGGGCAAAAATTAGTAACCACTTCACCTTCATCTCTTGCTTCTGGCGCTCTTAAAGTAGGAGTAACTATGAAAGCACTTAGATCAAACACAGGTCCAGTTTATATTGGAAATAGTGGATCGCTGACATCAGTAAATGGTTATGTTCTTGACGCAGGAGACAGTGTGTTTATCGAAACAGACGATTTAAAGAAGATATTTGTTCGAACTGACATAGACACACAAGCAACAATTTCATACATAGCATCGTGAGAAATTCATACACCAATACCACTAATTACAAAAAACAAGACAATACTGAGAAATTAGTATTGGTTCGAAGTGGTGTATTGTATGGGTTGTCGTTTGAACGAGTAAAGCAAGAAACTGCAACATTTAATAGTGGAATAACATCAATTCCAACATTTGTGTTCATAAATAATGATACGGAGTGTTTTTTAGATTTTACTAACCAGACAAATCGCGATGTGGAAGTTAAAATTAAAAATTTCTTCTCAAAAATAGCTCCTCTTACCACATTTTATATTCATAATGCTTTCTACTATAATACAAACACAGAAGAGAGAGCAGATTTGTCTGGCGAATATGTGTTTACTGAATTCTTCAATGGTATAGTAAAAGCAAATGTGACCAGTGTAGAGACTCTTGCCACAGATGTTAAAAGATACGATAAAAAGTATTTTGAAGAAATACCTTTACTTGTGATGAGTTCTCTTGTTTCCACCGAAAACAAAGATATCACTGTGATTAGAAATCTATTTGGTTCCAATACAAAAAACTCATTTAATTATCTTGGTGTTTCTGTTGGTGATTTTGTATCTTTCAGTGAAACAAATAGAAAGTACGAAATCATAGAGTTGACCACTGATCCAAATGGTGTAGAAACAGTTAAGGTAAAGGGAACCATTGACTCAGAAAATCTAGTTGACACTAAAGTATTGGTAAATGTGTTTATCAAATATAGAGATAATTATACAGTAGAACCAGATATAAATGACACAAGACTCGGTGCTTGTGTTCGATCACAAAATGGTGTAATAATCAGTTGCTCAGATAACAATACAGTATCTCAGTGTAGATTTCGTGCAAGTGCGATCGATGGCATCGATGCCACTATAACTCCTGGCACTTTCTGTGCCACTCCAGAGACAGATACAGCAGTACAAAAGACAAATACAGACAAGTTGATAGAAATCACAAGTCTGATTGCATCAAGCATGGCAATCTCAAATATCTCAAATGTTGCTGGACCAGTCAATAGGAATGGTAATTCCAAAACTGGATTTTACGGCAGGGGTTAAGATTTAGTAGATTTAGTTTTCACATTAGTAATGTGAATTTGCTGACTTGTAGAAAATGCCTTGCGTTCCTGTATAATTTCATTTACTCTTTCGGATGCTTCATTTTCATTGTTTGCAAAAACAGAAATGCTGTGGAAAATAACTTGTTCCGCATCTACAGTGTATAACTTCATGACTAACCTCCTAAATGAAATTAATATGTGCTGGCACTAACTTATAAGTATCATATAACGCTTTGTTTAAGGTATTAAACGCTTCAGTATCTTCATATAAAACAGAAAGGGTTACGGTGTCTGTTGAAACACCGTAACCCAATATTTTGCAGTCTGACTTTGATTCTAAAAATCTTTTAGGTTTACCACTTAACTCTAAGAAGGAGTAAATATAAGTTGTCTTTAGCATCAAAGATATTTATCATTTTACTTCTTTGAACGACGGCAGGAATCTTCAATTTCACGACCAAGATCGCGATTTAGATCATCAACATAACGATATACTGCGTCAAAATCACGACGAACATCATCGTTGTTGTTGTTTACATCCTTACGCATATCCTCTACTGCACTTGTCGTGTTAAGTGCAAATGAGATGAAGGCAACAAACATTGCAATGCTTGAAATAAGATTAAAATTTGCAAGTGTTTGTGCATTTAGTTGAGCACTGCAAAAATAAGTAAATACTTGCACTGCAAAACCAGCAACAGCAATTCCAATACTGACCTTTGTGTTAAACATCATATACTCCTTTGTGGTTTCATTAAAATATTGATACTTTTCTAAACGATAAAAACGCCTTAGTGTGGGTGGAAATTTGTAAAGTTTTGTTTTCATAAACATTCCCGAAGGGACTCGAACCCCTGACCAACGGTTTAGAAAACCGTTGCTCTATCCAACTGAGCTACGGGAATATGTCACCATTATACCACACAATGGTGTCTATGTCAATATCAAACTGTGAGTTTTAGTCCTGATCCCTCAAGTGGATTTACCAACTTTTTCGCGGGGATAACGAGGTTATTTACAACAACATTTGTGTAATGCTCTGCGAGTTCCTTTTGTGGATCAATTGCAAATACAATTTGTGTATTTAGAACTTCAATTCCACTTTCTGGATGAATTGCGTAGGGCATCCAACGAGCAAGTAGAAGTTTTCCTTCTGGGGAAGGAATCAGAACTGCTGGATCCTTAAATGTTGATGAATTCTTGTTTTGGGTAAAGGTACAAATGATTTCTTCACCACTAGTTAGACGAACGATCTTAATATCTGCCATAATTTACTCCTTGTTTCACATTATACTGTATATATTTAATCAGTCAAGACTTATTGGTGGGTTTCTTTGAGTTTACATAATCTATAGTAAAGTCTATGATAAATTCAAGACCTTTTAATCCCATATAACCCATCATAAATGCCATCGCATATTTTCCTTTTTCCTGTATTCCGCTCGGGGCAATAGTCAAAACCAATGGTGTCATATAATTAGCACACATGGTTCCCGCAAATATACATCCTATTGTCTTGCTTAATTTTTGTTTCTTCTTTTTAATCGAAAGAAGCAATGCTCCGAAAAAACCTGATAATAAAAATCCGATGTCTATGCCGTAGCGTAAAAGATGTGTGTGAAAGTCGTCGTTATTTTGCATATATGTTCCCCATTTATAATCTAGCAAAATTTAGACATTCACCACATGTTGTATTTATATAGAAAACAAACCCCATTACTGGGGTTTGGGTTCATTCAGATGCGGGAGAACCAGTCCCCACTGCTTCAAGCAGCCATGCGCATTGGTGCGGCATGTAATTGTGTCAATCTTGGCATTTAACGAGGGTAATTGACGACCTCTCGGATATCTCCCTATTGCTCACATCCCCCCGTCGATTCCGTTCATCCCCGTCGAATGGAGATGGGGGGATTCGAACCCCCGTGCAGTTGGGTAGTTTACAAAGATCAACGATATCAAGGTTTATTTAGCATATCCTGAATTGCAGAACCAAGTTTGGTGAGGCGAGAATTTACCAACATTGCTTCTCCAGCAATTCTCTGAAGTTCTCTGTTTGTCTCACCAATAATGATTCCCTTATCTTTATGAGAATTATCGTACATCATCTCTAGATCTTGAATCTCATGATCCATGGGGAAATGCTTCAAGCACTCAGATGCTCGCTTACGAATTTCCTTGGGAACCTTTGGAGTCTTTGTTGGATCAAGAAGATCAAACAAGAACTGACGATTCTTACGCATTGAGATGAACCATTCATTTGGCAATGTCATAATATACTCCAAGCCACTTACTGGATTTGAACCAGCGACCAGTAGTTTACAAAACTACTGCTCTACCGCTGAGCTAAAGTGGCAGAAACTCTCCGAACTGGACTCGAACCAGTGACATGCGAGTTAACAGCTCGCCGCTCTACCTACTGAGCTATCAGAGAATTAATTTAGTGTTAAGAGATATTTGGTTTGATTAAACAAAGACAACATCTCATCACGAATATTTTGCAAATCTGTGTCTCCGTCTATGATCGATTGTAGATCATTTTCTACAAACTGAATAGCATCATTGAGCATTGCATTTGACGATCCAGATTCGTAATTTGACATTTGAACATTAAATGTGTTTGTTGCTTTTCTTACTCCCTTTTTTCCAAAGTAAGATTCAACAAACGAATCAATCAGGGGATCAAGACCTTCATATAATTTACCCAGTGCTTTATGCTCTGCGTAAGATTTTGTCTGCCAGTGGTAAATACGAATTTGGTTTTGAATCGATAGAAATTTGGTAATAAACATTTGTCCACCTCTTTTCTATTTATAATACCCTAACGGGGACTCGAACCCCGACTCACTGCCTTGAAAGGGCAGGGATTTAGCCGGTTAATCTATTAGGGCGTAATACGCAGTCTTGGATTCGAACCAAGTCTTACTCGATTATAAGTCGAGCTGAGATGACCAAGACCTCCCACTGCGCGTTGCGTTACATTATATCAAACTTGTTCTGTCTTGTCAAGTACAATCTTCGACTTTTTATTGTTCACATGACCATTTTCATCTTTCATAAAATAATTACTTTTCTGACGGTCATCATCGTGACCAAGACGATAATTGATCTGATCGATATCAAGTTTTTCGATCAAGATATTGTTTTGTAGAAAAGCAATAATCATTGAAGACTTTTTCAATGCCTCTTCTTCTGTAAAGGGCATTGGAATATCAATATGAAGTCTATACATTTTTAATCCTGTAGAAAAAAAGAAACATCTTCCTTTAATACTGAAAATTCTTCACCAGATTCAGTACGAACTCGCACCATTTCTTGACCAAAAAGATCAATATAGGTTTCGATAATCATACACACTTCTTTTGTTTCTTTGAGTACATATTTCATAGAGTCATCCTTTGCATACCTTCATTGTCTGTATAGTATATATCGTCAAAAACCTCCATACACCACGGAGTGCATAACTCACATGGACGAGACATACGCAATTGTCGAAAACGATTGAATCTTACATTCACAAGAACCAATTTGAGTCCACGATATTTATGTGGAAGTTTACGATATGCATCCAATTCTGAATGCATCTCCTCATATGGATAACCAATTTCCTTTGCTTTTGGATGTGTCTTGAAACAATTCCTGCCAATTGAAAGAAGTCTATTTTTATGAAAGATCAAAGAAATATGCTTCTTCTGTCGAGGAATTTCCATACACAATGGAAAAGTAAAATTTAAAAGATTATCAAAGTCTGTCATAAAAACAAAGGTGTGATGTTTCCACCACACCTTCGCGGGTATTTAATTGTTAGATCAACCGTTGTTGATCACGAAACGAGAACCGTCCTTGCGGAACCCGTAGGTGCGA